GTGGGAAATAACGTTTCCGCTTTTTCCCCATTCGCTGTCGGCAATCTTGCTAACGTTTGGTCCTCTGACACATCCACTGTTGAGTGGATATGGGAGGGAAACGCTATTGAGACTAATAGTTTGGGTAATTACACACAGAAGATCTCTGGACCACGTAGTGGTACCTTGACCTCAGTTTGGAAAACCCACACTAGAACTCCGCAAGTTGCTCCAAGTTTTAACCTTTCTTTTCAGACTAAACTCGATTGGCAAAAGCTAATCGATTTAGCAGCGTTAGCTTCGCTACGCTACGTAGGTCTGTTAGGAAAGATCCGTAAACTAACCAGAGTCTAACACTGACTATGTCAGAAAGACTCATAAAAGGAGTTCTGCCACATGGCTGACTTTACTGTACCTGGAACTTGGACCTATGATGGGTCCGCGAACCAGAATCAGTCCACCTACCGGGTCTCTGGGCATACTGCCCAGTCGAATTACATTGTGATCTTTGATCGCAAAGTACCGGTAACCAATGGAGATGGGACCTTTAGCAAACCAGCTGTTCGTGTACGTATCCAGCGTTCTTTTGTAGACGCTAGTAGCGTACCGCTCAGCTCGAAGGCTTTGGTCGATGTGAACATCACCTGGCCGTTGGAAGCATCTGCTACCAGCGTTAAGGCGATGGTTACTCTCCTCGGCACCATTTTTGGTGACGCGGAGATCGCATCGGACTTCATCGATGATTTGGATATTCCTCGGTCGTAAGACCGTAGAACTCTAGGGTTCAACCCTAGCCAATTCTCGATAATTTTCTCATCTCAAAAGGAGCGATGTATGGCAAAGCCGTACTCGGGGAGTCTTAAGACTCCTCTATCACTTCGTGGATTGATTATCCAGGTCTTACGTGATCTAGATGAGTTTCTTCCACAAGATAAGATTGAGCAACGCCAATCGGCAGTGCTTCACTTATCTACGGTAGATCTTATCTTAGTGTTACGTAAGGAATTGAGTGAAGCAGAAAATTATGCAAACACTCCATTCTCCCAATTAGCTGCGTTGCGACAGGTGGTTGCCTTATTTGATAAAAACAAGGATACACCTGGAACTTCCGGCCCTGCACGGAAGGCGGCCGCTTTACAGAAATTCTTCGCTTCAGAAATGAAGTGTCGAATAACTAATAAGCGTCTATCCTTTTATGCAAAACAACCAAGTCGAATGTCAAATGACATCTCTGAAGTGGTTGCGATGACCCGTAACATTATTTCTAATGTTCTGGGTCCCCTGGGTCGCCTCGAAATCCAAAAGATTATCGAGGGTAGCGGATTTGGTCCTGGATTCACCTTTCTCTCTAACACTTCTGATCATAGAAACCTTTATTATAAGGCTCTAGGACCACATAGTGTAACGAGAGATGCCGTTCCTTATATGAAACTTTGGCTTAATCACTGGCCAAACTGGAAAACCAGTTTAATCAGTGAAAAAGTTGAATTTTCTATAGTTAACGGGAATCGGGTTACAACTGTTCCTAAGAACAGTGTAACGGATCGTACAATTGCTATTGAACCGTCCTTTAATGTTTTCATGCAGAAAGGCGTGGATAACTATCTGAAAAAGAGATTACGCTATCATGGCGTGACTCTTTTAGATCAGACTAGGAACCACGATGTAGCGCTGTTAGCTTCAATGCGTCCGCTTTTTGCGGGCACACTGGACTTAAGTGCTGCCTCTGACTGCGTGTCAACAGGGATTATTCAATATCTTCTCCCTTTCGAATGGCGTACTTTCTTGGACGATCTTCGTTCAAAAGAGTATACCTTAGATAAGGGTGAGACTTGGGCTGCATATAGTAAGTTCTCTAGTATGGGTA